AGAGTCAGCGTCGGCGCGGCCGGAGTGGTCAGCGGAATCGAGGAACCGGCGATCATCTGGTATTCCTCGCCCAGCATCATCTCCTGGAGAAGAATGAGGTTCGCCAAAGCCGAGACATCCTCGAATCCCTGGCCACTGAACTGCGCGAGCCAGCTGAGCTGCTCAGTGATTCCAAAGAAGCGATAGGGAACATTCAGCGTGACTTCGGTCTGTGAACCCGACGGCGGCAGGTTCAGCGGCCAGCTGGAGAAAGAGCCGCCGGACGTGACGAGTTCGTCGATCGCGATGTCGACGACACCCTGGCCACCGGTCTGAGAACCGGAGATGCCAGTGAACACACGCTCAATCCGCGAGAGGCCCTGACCCGCCGGGCGAGGGAACTTGTTGCGGAACAGCGTGTACACCGGGTAGATCAGGCGGGACGGCGCGAGCAGATCGAACGGCACCAAGCCGTAAATCGAGCCGATGCCCAGGTTGCCGGCGGTGAACGACTTGTCGACACCCGGCAAGTTTTGAATGAGCTGCGAGACCTGCTCACCAATCGAGGGCTGAGTCAGTGCGGTGCGCAGCGCGCCGAACTGGTTCAGGAAGCCCTGATTCATGGACTTCACGACCGAGGACTTGTTCTGAATGCCCTGCATGGTCGCCGTGCGCAGGTCCAAAGCGGCCTGGTGAGCACGGAAATTGATGTCCGTCTGGTCGGTCAGCGGCGTGTTGGAGCCGATGGTTGCCAGGCCGGCACCCTTGACCAGGTTGGGCATCTGCGCCTTGATGGCGTCGCCCGTGGTGTTGCACTTGCTCGCACTCGCATACAGATCGGCCTTGAACTCAGCCTCGGTCGCAGGAGTCTTCTGCGCCTCTTCAAGCAGTGTTGCCATTTTTGGTTTCCTTTGCAGCGGTTACTTGTGCACAGAGTTGTTAATGCCAGACATCTTCATCAACTCCCGCAATGCGGCTTCCCGCTGCATTGGACTGGGATCATTCCGGAACTGGTCGTACATTGCCCGGAACATTGCCTCCTGCGCGTGCTCCACACGCTGAACAGACGGCAGCACTTCCTGCGTCTTCACAGTCTTGACGATCTGGTCGAACGCGACGCCGCGATAAGGGCCGCCAGCCTCCGGCTGTTCGGCGATCTCATCGAGACGCTTACGCATCTTCTTGATGGTCTTCTTCAGGCCGTTCACTTCGACATCACGCGCCTCATTTACGGCGCTGACGGCCTTGGTGACGATGTCCTGCACGACATCCATGTCGAGCGTGGCAGCCTTGGTCGTTTCGACCGCCTTTTCGACGATCGAAGTTTCGACGGGGATTGGCTCGACGATCGTCGGATTCTCGATACCGACAACGGGCTTTTTGGTCTTCTTCTTGGCCTTGGTCGCACCATGCGGCGTCGGGCCACCCACACCCGCCGGCACCGGCCGCGACCCCGGCAAGTTCTCGCTGCCGTACGGACTCGCCGTGGTGTACGCCGGGCAGATGTCCGGGAAGGTCTGCGCGATGTGGTCGTGCATCGCGCTCATGGCCTGACGTGCGTTGTTGCGCACGGCGTTGGTGTAGTAGGTACGGGTCGGCACACCCGGATTCGTCGGCACGCTCACCGGCAGGTCCGAGCCTCGATTGGCCGAGGGGGACTCGGCGGCATGGCCATCGGTCAACGCAGCCCGGTCGTACATGGCGGCCGAGATCTGACCGAACGAGCCGGGCGACGTATTCGGACCACTGTGGCCCGGCGACGCCGCTTCATGACCAGCGGTTGCGAGCGGGCGATTAAACGACCGGCTGTTCATCGCACCCGGCGTCGGGAACGTCCCCGGGCCGGGATTGGCGTCCCGGAACTCCTTGTACAGATCCGAGCGAACCTCGGCCAGATAGCGCGGATCGGTCCCCTTGAGCAGCACAACGTTCTGCCACAATTCCGTGGCCTTACGCGCCTCGTCCAACGGCGCGCTGGCGGCCATGTCGAACGCCTTGCGCTGCCAGTAACCGACATCCACTCGGGTCAGGTCGAACGCCGGGTAGCTCTTGGCCACGTCGTCCGGGTGATAGCACGGGCAGACGAGGTCGTGCAGCATGCCGTAATCCGTCGGCACGTTCAGCATCTTCAGACGCATCGAGGCGGAAGCCTCCAGGTCGCCCGGGAAGAAAATCTCCGCCGTCTTCACCGACGAGTCCGGCACCGTAGGAAGCCCGGCATCGTGCTCCAACGCTTCGATCGCCGGGCCGTCCGGCTCGCGGTGCTCCGGCACCGGGTCGGCGTCAGGAGCCTCGGTGGCAACGTCGGTCGGCGTGGCCTTCTTCTTGGCGATCTTGGCCGTCTTCTTGGTCTTCGCCTTCTTGACGGCCTTGTCCGGGCTACCCTCATCGCCGGCCGCCTTCGCGGCTTCGACGGGGTTGTATCCCGGGTGCTTCGTGCCGCATTCCGGGCAGAACTTCTCGCCGTTGTCGAGCTGATTGCCGCAGTCGAGGCACGTGAAGCTGTGATTCTTCTTGATGGGCAACGCGTCGTTCAGATTGTCGCCGCACTCCGGGCAGAAATTGTGCTTCTCATGGATGTTCGCGCCGCAACCCGTGCACATCACCTTGGACTTCTTCTCGACGGTGACGATCTTTTCGACGTCGACAGTCGCCGACTTCTCGGAATCCGAGTCATCCTCGTCGTCATCCGGGTTGGGGTCGTTTTCGTCGTCCTCGTCGGCCGGCTCCTGGTCACCCGAGCCGCTCAGCTTCTCGGCCTTCTCGTCGCCGTCGTCGTCCTTGGTGTCGTCGTCGTCCTTCAGGAAGGCAGGAAGCTTCCCCTTCTTTCCCTTCTTCTTCTCGACGTCGCCCTCGTCGGTCGACTTGTCGATCGCAGTACCCTCGTCAGCCGCCTTCTCGATCTCCACGTCGGTGTCCTTAGCGGAACCGCTCATACCCAGCTCCTTCTTCCAGCTCTCGGGGAGCCGAGCCGTGAAGGCGGCACCCTTTCGGCGTGCGATGCGAATAATGCTGTTCTTCAAGCCCTCGGGGGACTTGTTGTCATCTCCGGCACGGCCAATCGACATTGCGGCATCGTGCACATCTTGCGGCGTAACAATGGGGAACGAGCGACCTTCGCCAGCGAAATCGGCAGCCGGAATCTTGTCGCGGTCGACACCGCCGCCGACATCCGGATCTACATTGCGCTTGGCGACGCCAGCGTGACCGGTGAGCATTTTTGCCAGCTCGGCCGGCGTGATCACGTTGCCTTCGGTCTTGAAAATGATCTCGACCTCAGGCTTGTCACCCTCGACAGTTCCTTCACCGAACATTTTGCCAACAAATTCCGGCGCACCATTAGCAGCGGCCTTGACCAACTGGAACTTGCTGTTGAAGTTCGAGCCTCGATCCACCAGGGAAATCTCGGAGATCTTCGACATACCGTCATTGCGGCCGGTGATGATCCCGTTCATCGCTTTACCGGTCGGGTCGGGGCGAATGTCGGGATGGGTCACGCCGATCGAGAAATCCTGAAGCGTGCGTGTACGCACCAAATGCTTGGCGACCGGTTCGGTGACGAGCGCCTTGACGAAATGACCATCCGGCGTGATGTCGACATCCAGGCCGACACCTGCCGGGTCGCGACGCGCCTGATGCTGAACCCTTAGATTCCCGCCTGTGTCGAGCCAGTCGCGAATCGCCTTGGCCGACCAGTTCTGATCCACGATCTGGAGATCAGAGTCCACGGAACCATCGGTCGCCTTGCCATAGACGATGATGTCCGGCGTGCCGTCGACAGGATTGACGTCCTCAGTTTCGGCCGTCTTCTCGATAGGAAACGAGAAGTAGGTCAGCTCGCCATCAGGCGTGAGAGTCGCAGCCACACGGCCTTCCTTTCGCCAATCATTCAGTTCACGTCTTTGTTGAGCGGGTCCTGGCCGTGACGAATTTGGAACGAATGAGCTTCTTCCCAGGGGCCTTCGTCCGCCGACACCGTTCCGATGTATGCCCACACGTTTCGCTTCAGGGACCGAGCGGCCAGCACGCGATGGTGTCCGTCGATAACTTTGAGACGACCATTGTCGGGTTCCTTGACGAGGATTGCCGGCTTCATCTTCTCGCCGGCTTTCATGCGCTCTCGGAAATGCGCCACGGCGTCACCTTCGTGACTGGCGGCCCAGCTGTCCACGTCATCGAAATCGATGAAGTCGGTATTCACCAGACGCGGGCCGTCCCATGACGCATCCTTCACCCAGGAATAACCTTCGGGTCGAAAGTTCTCCGCCATGATGTTTTCCACGGCATTCGATCCGGTTGTCTTGTGAATCGGATGCCCGTCGAGAATGGTCGTGATCATGTCCACGCTATCGAGCAATTCGCTGCGCACCGACGGGTTGTCGACCAAATGCGCCGGATCCCACCAAGCAATTGCCTCAACGACATCGCCGTCAGGATCGTCCGGGTTGGTCACCTTGTCGCGGCCGTCCAGAATGGCCAGATCCGTTTCCGAGTCGACCTCGTAGATGAACCCCTCGTAGACGCCAGCCCACCACTGTCCGATGAACCGACCGACCGGCAGCACGATCCCGGTCTCTTCTTGCCACTCCCGCACGGCGGCGTTGCGCGCGTCCTCGCCGGGCTCCAAGCAGCCGCCCGGGAATTCCCACGCGCCAGCGGCGGGGTCGTCATCGGTCATTGCCCGCTGAAGCATCAGCACGCGGCCCGTGTCGGCCGCTCGAACCGCCAAACCGGCAGCGACAGGGGCAGCCGCCTTGGCCGCCATATCACCGACACCGGGTGACCGATCTCGGTCGTTCACGTCGCCCGGTACGGCATTCGCTCCAGCCTGTCCCGTTCCGTGGCCGCCGTTCGGCCATTGCCCACGCGGCGGGTCGGGGTAACTTCCGGGACGTGAGTTCACGTCGGTTTGATGATCTACCCCTACGGGAATTCGGTCGTCACGACCGCTGGAGGGGTGATGCGCTTGAGACCGATCTGAGCCGTCGTAGAAGCCGCCCATGTATCCATTGAGCGGCCGGGACGGAGCCCACCGTGGAGGTTCGCCACCAGCCGTGTTCGCCGGCACGCCGCCAGGCACTTCGGTGCCGTCACCAAGATGTCTGACGGGTGAACGGCCACCGCCGCCTGCCGCATTGAGCGGAACGGCGGCATCCATCCATGATTCCTGCCCATTGAGGGAGACGATTCGCCGTGTCGCCTTGACTACCTTGATCGCTTCGTCGATCTCCAGACCTTCGGCCATGTGCTGGCTAATGCGCGCAAGAGCATCGGGCGCTAATGCGCGCGGTACCCAGCTGGAGACCTGGCGACCCTTTTTGACGTGCCGTCCCAGGGCTTCGAGCTCATTGGCGGCTGCTTTAAGCAACCCCGGGTCGTCTACCTTGGGGCGACTATTCACCGATGAGGAAGCGGGACCTCTTGGAGGTTTGACCGTCTGGCCCGCCGCGCCAGGTCGCGCGGCGGGCTTGGCGGCCGGCGTGCCGGCATGCCCCTGCGCGGCTGCGTGGCCTGGCGTCTCGACGTGCTGAGGGGCCGCCACGGGCTGACTGGAAGCACCGCTGGCACTTCCACCTGCCACCACGGGCGTCGCCGGCTGCACGCCCGGCAGGGCAGGCTGGGCGGCCGGTGTGGGCTGCCCAGGGACGGGCGTGACCGCACCGAACGGAATCGGACCCGTCGGGGCCATATACACGGGGCCGCTCGTTTCCGGCATACCCCACGGCTGAAGGCTCAGCTCGTCCCGCGCCTCGTCAACGCTGCGCAGGCCGTACTTGATCTGATTGACCAGCAATTCGGTCAGAAGAACCTGATCCTCTTCGGCTTCCAGGCCTTCGAAAACGAATTGCATGTCGTCTTGACCGCACGTGGTCTGAAGAATGCCGTTCATGATGTCCGCGATGAACATCAACGTCGGCTTCGTCGCCTTGCGTTCGCCGATGCTCTGCGCCATCTTGGCCATCTGATTGCTCGCGCCAGGCGACATCGACGTCGACACCTTGGGCGCGATGCCCAGCTCCATCGGCATGATGTCGAAGGCCATGCAGACCTGCGTCATGACGATTTCGTCGAACTGGTCGGCCAGCTGCACATCACGCTGAGGCTCGACGCGCGTGCCGGGCGGCAAAACAATGATCTTGTGGTGCCACGCCGGATCGCCCGCGAAAGCGTTCAGGGCGTCCTGAAGCTCGCGAATCTGATTCGGCGTCATGTTCTCGTCGCCGGGAGACATGTACACCGAAGGGACGGTGCCCTCGCGGAAATAATCGAGCTGCCAACCCTGCTTCTGGAGACCGGACAGGACCGGAATCATCGCCCGCTCGATGGGCGGGAAGCCGTACGGCGTCCAGCGACGCGGCACCATGGGAATGTAGAGCAACTGGTCGCCGCGAAATGCGCCAAGTTGACTCGACCGCATGCCCGACTCTTCGATGTCCATTTCGGTCAACATCTTGATGAAGTCGGAACGCGGCACGCCGTAGAGGTACTGCTGGTAGGCCGGAGCCGGCGGAGCCGGGTAACCACCGTGCATGTCATACAGCGGCCGAATCGTCGGACCGTTGATCAGATTCAAGCTGTCCAGATCACTGCCGAGAACGCCCTTACGCATTCCCTTGCCGCGCTTGGGGCGCAGGTAGAGGGAGAGGGCGTCAAAAACGAAGACTTCCTCAAGAAATGCATCCAGGAAGGTGTTCCAGCTGTAGTAGTCCGGGTCTGGACGCCGAAAGAACTTCTTGGCCTTGGCTCGGCGCTCGCCGAAATCCTTGAACCACTTCTTGTCGCCACGGTTCGCCTTGGCCGCTTCCTGGGTGGGCATGATGTCCCACTCCAGACCGCGAATCTCCGACTTGCGCAGCTGAATACACGCCCGCGCCACGGAGTACAGGTCGGCCAGCGTCTTAAGGGTGCTGAAGCTGGCCAGCTTCAGACCTTCGCTACCGGGCGTGCCGACAGGAAGGTTCCAGCCGACGCGGTATTCTTCGCGACGCGGTTCGGCGCGACCATCCGGGCCCGGCTCGTCAACCGGGACGGGCAGGATGGGGCTGAACGGGCCGAATGCGCCTTGCGTGAAGTCGGACGCCGGACGCGGCAGGAAGCCTGAATACGCATTGGCGTAGCCGTGTTGATCCGCCAATTGCATTGCCAGCGGCGAGAATCGACCGGTGCTGACGCCACCTTGCGGCGCGGAAGTGGGGGAGTACTTGGTCGCGCGGAGGATAGACTTATTCGTGGCCATCGGTCACCTTCTCCGCCTCCGTGCGCAGTAACTTTTCCAGCCGTCGCGCGGTCTTTTTCACGTCATTCTTTGCAGCTTTTCCGTCGGAGTACCCCAGCGCACTGGCGATTCCCGCCCAGGTCGCGCCACGCTCTTGCGCATCATTGATCAGGCGCAAGCGCAACATAATCTCAGCGCGTTCCTGGTCACTCGTCACCGGACTCCTTGTCGTCTTCAATTTCCTCGGGGAAAATGACGCGGTCGGTGTTCCACTCCTGCCAATACGTGAATTCAACGACAGTGCCATCACCGTTGAGCTTCCCACTCGCCAAGCGGGGGCACGCTGGCGTGGACGCGCCGACGTGGATGCCGCCGCAGAACAGACAGACGCCACCACTTTTGGCGACTTGCTGCGCTTCTTTCTTCTCTTCCTGCGTCAACGGAAGCCGAGGAGAGCCACCAAAGATCCGTTGAGTGCCGGAAATGACGGAGCGAGCTGCCTGGTCGAACGGAGCCCGTTCTCCAGTGGACATTGTCACTAGTACGCCCCCACGAGCGGCACGAAACCGGTATTAGTGCCAACACTCGTCGGATTGAACGAGCCCGGGAGCGCCGACTGCCCGTTCAGGTAAAATGCACGACGATTGCCGGCATTAGTAACACCAAGGCCCATGTAGGGGGCATTGGTGTCGTTTGCGCCCAATGCATAGGGCACCTGAACGCCGGTGAAGCCGCCCAGGATGTACAGGATGTACACGAATCGACCGCTAGCCTGTGCCGGAACGGTCGTGATAGCACCGCCGGCCCAACCGACAGTGGTCCACAGCGTGTTGTCGTTAGCCGTGGTCTGAAGCTGCGTGCCGCTGTCGTCGTAAATGCCCAGCTGGTTAGGGACTGCCGAAGTGTTGTACGTCCCCGCACTGTGGTTAGCGGCGACGAGGTGTCCCAGAGCCGTATTCGCCGGCACCCAGCATCGGGCACCGAATACGGTCCCGCTGGCCAGGCCGGAAATGTTCTGGAAGAACAACGGGTTGTCGCTGACGGTCAGAAGGC